GTTCTTAACAGAGCAAACCTTGGTATGGAAGTTATGCATGAAAGAAATGCACACAACTTCCCTCTTGACTTAGCATCTGCTGAGACATCACAAGTTGCACTTGTTGCACCTTCAGTTGGTTAATTACTAATTGATTCATTTAAAGACCTCCTTCGGGGGGTCTTTTTTATGCTGACTTGACAATTTAAGTCCACTCTGATACACTGAATAGGATAGATATTAGAAAGCATGAAACTCTTTTTAGATACTGCTGACACCACTATCATTGAGAAGTACTTCAGTACTGGATTAATTGATGGTATAACTACTAACCCCACTTTGATAATGAAGAGTGGTCGTGATCCATGGTTAGTTTATAGAGAGTTGGATGAAATGGGTCTCACTGACATTAGTATGGAAGTAGTAGGTGATACTGCTGAAATGGTAAGAGAAGGACGTAAACTTAGTGGTGGTTTTGGTGACACTGCAACCATTAAAGTTCCCTGTACACATGAAGGACTACTTGCTTGTCATGAGTTAAGTAACTTTGGTATACGTGTTAACGTAACCCTTATCTTCAGCGTCTCTCAGGCGATCCTAGCAGTCAAAGCAGGTGCTAGATACTTATCACCCTTCGTAGGTCGTGTTGACGATCAAAGGTTTGGTGGATGTAATCTTATTAAAAGGATAAGAGAAGTATTACCTATGCATGTATGTGCAGAATATAATATGCCTGAGATCCTATCTGCATCTATTAGATCAGTAGGTGATGTAGAACATTCATTTGCACAGGGTGCTGACATTGTTACTATGCCACCAAAGATATTTGAAGGCATGTATAAGCATGTACTAACTGATGTAGGTGTAGAAATATTTGAAAAGGATTGGGAATCAGTCCTAGAAACAAAACGATACAATGATGGTTTTGATCCATCTAACCAAGGAGGAACATGACAGAAGAAGCAATCAGAGAGATTCTTCCACGCCTTTGTTATACAAAAGAAGAAGTTGACATGATGATTGCTGCTGCTGTAGAAGAAGCAAGGCGAATTGATGAAGAATCAATGGCAAAACATAATAGAGAAGCAACTATTATCAGTATGATTTTAGGGTTCACTTGTCTAGCATTATTTGTAGATGGATTACTTCGTATACTTGGTATCATTCCACCATTCGCAGGTCTTGACGTTAATATTATTGATCAGATTGTGGAGAAAGTTGAAACATTAGTTGAAAATGATTTATCTCCTATCCTAAATAAAATACCAAGAAAATTCTAATGCCTTTATTATTCGTTATTTTAGCTTCATCATCAGTTGGTGTTGCAATTGCTCTTTATATAATTCGTAAATACGATCCACATAATTAATGTCATCTTTAGTTTCTATATTAATTGTACTAGCAATGGTATACCTTCTTGGTATGGCATTGTATTTAATGTATAGGAATTTATCTGACATATACAAAATAAATATGGGAACTCCTAAGATGAGAAAATTATCTCATCCAGAATTAGATGAGGTAGAGGATGGTGATGAATTACTTGTTGTGAAATTCAAACCAGAGGTTGACTCAGAAGGTACAGTTGATTTAAAATTTACACCTGATGCTAAATTCAACGACATGTTTCTAAAGAAATCTTTAGAGAAAAGATTAGAAGAACTAGAGGATGATGAAGATGATGACGATGATGGAGACATTATAGTAAGAGTATGATTGATACTTACATGGAGATCCTCATAGTTTCTTTGATAGCATTAGGTGCTACAGGAATTTGGGGTATTGTTGTACTAATAGATTTCCTTAGACCTGCTAAGAAGACAGTAAGGAAGTTAAAGAAGATGATGTACATGGCACGTTCAGCATGGGATGAATTAGATGATGATGAGAAGTGATGTAGCATCTTTATTCCCTACATTAGTAATGAAGTTTTCTGATGTACTGAGTAAGGAAGAAATTGATAGGGTCTTCACTACTATTAAAGGAGAGAAGGCAGGAGATCATGAAGCATTAATAGGTGCAGGAGTATCTTCATACAATAATGGAGGAGGTGTTTCTTCTTTTAGTAGAACAGATGATGTACTATCTCGGTTAAACATACATGAACAGATTCAACAATGTTTAGATGAATACTGTGGTGTGTTACATATCAGGAGAGTTTCATTTACTAACTCTTGGTTTAATATACAAGATGTTGGTAGTACTTTAAGGATGCATCATCATCCAGACAGTGCTATTTCTGGTGCTTTATACATCCATGCTGATGAGAACAGTAGTCCATTATGCTTTGAGAATCCAAATCAATTAGGAGTATTTCAGCATTGGAATCCAGTTAGTCCTTCAGAATATAACTGTGAGTTCGTTGCTTTCCAACCCAGAACTGCTGAGATGCTTTTGTTCCCTAGTTGGTTACGTCATGGATCTATGGACAGACAGAACCAAACTGTAGATAGGACAGTTATAAGTTTTAATACAGAATATAGAAAGGAACACTTGACTAAATAATTATGTCATGATATCATGACTATACGTTCATCTCATTCGTGAGACGCAAGTAAGCCGACTCGGAACGGAATCGTTCATCCCATCATGTTTCATCTAGCAGCAGTTGCTACTACTCTAACTTGCATCGAAGCTCAAGTTCTTATTGATAAGTTCTATGAGTTTGATGTCGAAGATAGTACACGAGCAGAAATGATTCTGGTTGTGATAGAAGAGACACCTGAATGTTGGGACGCAAAAGTTGACTGAAGGAACGGGTTTAATCCACCCTACCTTTGGAGAAACCAAATGGCACAAGTCACTTATCGTGGAGTCAAGTATGACTCTGAGGCGTACCGTGAAATGGTACAAGCAGAAGCTCAACAGAGAAATTACGATCTAATGTATCGTGGTATCAAAGTAGAACGCAAGTTCGCTTCTAAGAGCTGACACATATAAGAGGGGTCTTGACACCCCTCTTTTTTGTGTATATAATAAGTACTCATTTGTATTTTCTTATGACTTGCAATCATCAGACCCATGTGGATATGCTACATGAAGTATCTCAAGAGATAGAACAGTTAGAGTGTGAACAGGCAGAGTTAGAGAGTGCATACGAAAGGTGGATTTACTTAGATAAAGAACTAGATAAATTAGAAGGTAGAATTCAAGTTCTATCAGATCTTGTTGCATAGGAGTTTCATGATCCATTTTAGCGAGAAGGAAGTGAATAATATGTCTCGTGCTTGCGAATACTATAAGTCGTTAGTATCGAGTCAGTCAGATTTCTTAGAGGACGAGTATCAACACCTCATAGACAAGTTAACTTGGTATCAAGAAGAGAATACCTGTTGACAAAAGGTATAAATACCTATATAATACCGAGAGTATTTTTACCTATCATGCCTCAGTTATTTTTCCTTGCAATTCTTATTGCATATTCCACACTTGGTACATCTTTAAATTCATTAATCTATTCGTAAACTTTTATAAATAACTTTGTTATAAAAGTACACACTGTTATGATACCAAAGCAATTGCTATACAAATTGAATCAAATTCCTGTCTCTTCACATGCTATACTTGAATTTGCATTCGTAGTTGGTGTAGGCATTACTGCTGGATCATTAGGATTAATATGAATAAGTTGAAGGAGGATTGTCTCAAGATTCTTTTTGGACAGTTCCCACCAGATAAATACGACCCAGTTTCTGTGCATGATTGTACAGATGAATGGATATCTAAACAGGTTACCAGCAATGGTATTGTTGCATATTATAGGGCGTATTATGGTATCAAATTCAGACAAGAAAGCAGCAAAGAAATTAATTAAACTTGCAAAAGAACATCCTGATTGGTATTCTAAAAAGGATGTTTTCTATGCTAAAATGGTGAGAAAACAATTAAAGAATGAAAAAAAGAAACTTAAAGAAGATCATCAAGGATCTTAAATCATTATTAAATGAATTGGAGTGTGAAGTATACTCTGATCCAGATAGATACGTTCATCCATGGTATGAACACACTGGAGATGGTCCTAGGTATGATCATACTGGGGATGACGATGGAGAATATAACTAATGAAGAAGGCAGGTGAAGTCATAGGTAATCCACTGTGGTTTACTCCAGTGATGTTACTATTGTTAGTTGCATTAATAGAAGGACTTCATACTATGGCACATCTTCATGGGGAGATGGATGTTCATGGTCTTTGTAAGCGAAACAAAGCATACATTGAGATGAAGGACAACGAATATTAATATATAATATGACCTCTGTAACATTTCTTAATAATGGAGACCTTAAAAATGGTAGCGATGATCCTCGGATGTGTCTCTATGTTCACTACTCTGTGGTTAACTATGATGGCATATATGATGGACGAATAACATTGGGGGGTTGACACACTATTAAACCTATGTTATTATTATAAATAACATTATACAAAGGACTCGAAAGATCGTAACCCTTTGCGAATGCAAACAGATCCCCATGTCGGGGGCATCTATCATCCGCAAGGGTCTTTTTATTGCCTTGCGAGAAACTAAAACAATCATGTCTTTTAAATCAACAATCGCTGCTCTTGCAGCATCTCCATTCCTATTCGCTGGTGCAGCTTTTGCTGGTCCTTATGTGAACTTGGAAGCAAATGGTTCATATCCTGATGGAAGTTATTCTTCTGGAAACCTTGAAGCACAAGTAGGTTATGAAGGTACAACTGAAGGTGGTCTTGGATACTACGTATCTGCTGGTCCTACAGTTGCTCATACAGAAGCTGCTGATGAGTTCGGTGATGTAGAACTAATCGGATACCTTGGTGGAACTTATGACAAGTTCTATGGTGAGATCTCTGCAGCAACTGCTAGCGATGACATCGACTTCGCTGGAAAAGTTGGTGTTAAGTTCACCTTCTAAATAACTCTGGTTCGAGATGGATCAATTATGAGGGGTGCTTGACACCCCTCTTTTTATTTGCTATTATAAATTGCTCTTTATTATAAATTAAAATAAACACTCTAATTATATGCTAGGGAACATTACAGTTTATTCCAAGGATGATTGTCCTTACTGTGAAAAGGTCTTTAAGTTGTTCGATACACTAGAAGCAAATTATGTGGTGTACAAACTGGACACACATTTCGATAGGAAATCATTCATAAAAGAATTCGGTGAAGGTTCCACGTTTCCCCAAGTAACAATAGGTACATTGAAGATTGGGGGATCCAAAGAAACAGTTACTTATTTAAAAGAGAATGGATTGGTATGAAGATGAGTTCTACCCTTTGGTGGAACATGCTATAGAAGCAGCATTTGATGGTAAGTTTTTATTTAACTGCTATCTCTATCTAAAAGCAAACAAGGCAACCAAACCACAAATTAGAAAGTTTTGTGAGAGTTCTACAGCAGTAGAAATAAGTCAGACAACTCTTGATCTTGACTTGTATATTAAAGGAGGTAATCCTACACTACGTGAAGCTTATGGTCACATACCTAAACCACAAGCACGTAAGATTAAAACTTATCTTTATGGAATCTTAGAGGATGCATGGAAGTATGAACAAGAACGAAAACCAGGAAGGAAACCTGGATCCAAAACTAGAAGGAGGAAACTCGTCACTAAATAAAGGTGATGAGTTCATGCTTCGCAGGAGGTCAGGCAAGGAACCCGAACCAAATAAAGACAAGACAATTTTAATTCTAAATGGAGGTAAAGCCATGGATATGGCAGCAGTTCTTACCTTGTCCACTCTTATTACCATTGGTGGGACAATTATTGGTTTTATTCTTGGATGGTTTGCAAACAACTACTACTTGAACTACATAGAAATTATTTCTGAAGAAAAAGAGTCAGAAGAAGTAGTAAAGATGACATCACACCCTGAGATGATGGATGAGAATGGTAACCCTATCCCATTTCAAATTGCCAAACTTATCAGCGTTGAATTTGATGAGAGAGATGCGTTTACACGTGACCCCTTTACAGATTTGGACGACTGATATATAATATTACTATTGACATAGAACTATGAAACTTTTGATTTCTGAAATTATTAAGAAGGCATCTAATGCCAAGACCAAAGCAGAGAAGATTAAAATCTTACGAGATAACAATAGTCAAGCATTACGTTCAGTTCTGAAATGGAATTTTGAACCTGCTATTGAATCTGATATACCTGAGGGTGAGGTTCCTTTTAAACGGAATGATTGTCCTATGGGAACAGAACATACTATGCTTGAGAGAGAAGCAAGGAACCTTTGGAGGTTTATCAAAGGTGCTAACTCTCTGAGTAGATTTAAACGTGAACAGTTGTTCATTCAGATGTTAGAAGGTCTACATGAAAGTGAAGCAGACATAGTATGTTTGGTTAAGGACAAGCAGTTACATAAGAAGTTTAGAATTACTAAAGCAGTTGTAACTTCTGCCTTCCCTAATATTCAATGGTCTTCATAATGGAAGAAACTTTAGAGAAAGCACCCCCGAAGAAACCAGAACCTAAAGTTAAGTTTACTCCTGAAGAAATACATGAATATCAAATAAAGATATTCAAACAAGAAATTATAGGAAAGGATGTTGACATTACTAAGTGGCCACAAGGTACAGCATTAGTAGTTTATACTATAGGTGAAGAGGAACTCAATGATCTTGTTCTATCTCAGAAGAGTGTTAATATATTTGATGCATACTATGACAAACTCAAAACATTGGGTGGAACACTCTTGAAAATAAATAATTGGTATGGTACAATAAATCCAAAGTTGTGGGATCAACCCAAACCTAAACCTAAGAGGAGAAAGAAAAATGGATGACGAACTTCAAAAGAGAGAGTTATGTATGACTTCATTACATAAAAATAGTATTCAATTTGATTCTGTTGCTTATTCATTCTGCCAAAAGGCGATTGATGCAGGAGATGTTCAGTGGGATACAACTCCAGAAGATATTAAAACTATGTACGGTTACTACAAAGACCAAGGATTCATTTAATTTATGGTAAAACTTATTAGTATTACTCCTGATGCTGAAAAGACAATGGGGTTCATTGCTAGGGTAAGTAACCCTAACAACCAAGAGAACCCAAATGTATCAGGACTTTTGAAGTATTGTATTAAGCATGGGCATTGGTCTGTGTTTGAGCAAGCACACATGACTCTAGAAATAGAGACAACAAGAGGTCTTGGTGCACAGATACTAAGACATAGATCATTTACTTTCCAAGAGTTCAGTCAGAGATATGCTGACTCAAATCTTTTGAACACTATGATATGTGTTCCTGATCTTAGGAGTCAAGATTCAAAGAACAGACAGAATAGTAACGATGACATACCACAAGATAAGAAGGATACCCTTCAAGCGAAGATCGCAATCCACTTTAGTGAAGCGATGGATTTATACAATCACCTCTTGGAAGAGGGAGTTGCAAAGGAGTGTGCGAGATTTGTTCTCCCATTAGCAGCACCAACTAGAATTTATATGACTGGTAGTATTCGTTCATGGATACACTACATAGATTTACGTTCTGCTCATGGTACTCAGAAAGAGCACATGGATATAGTAGAGCAATGTAGAACCATATTCAAAGAACAATTACCTATAGTATCTGAGGCATTATCATGGTAGAAAGTTATTCAAAACAAATAAAGGTAGGTACAAAGAAGTCGCATTCAGCAGCAGAAAACACTAAGTTTGTTGCATCATTTCTTAGAGGTGTTGTAGATAAGGAAAGTTATAGAACCTTAGTTGCTAACCTTTACTTTGTTTACACTGCCTTAGAGGACGTTGCAGGGCACTTAAAGGATACCCCTGAGGTCAGTCCTATACTTAGTGATTCTCTTAATCGTCATGATGCCTTAGTAAAGGATCTAAATTACTTTTATGGTGAAGGGTGGCATGAGACAATTTATCCTAGTCCTGCTACTAAAAAATATATTGATAGGATAAGAGAAGTTAGTCGTGGTGAACATCCATACTTATTTGTAGGACATCACTACACTAGGTACATGGGTGACCTATCAGGTGGTCAAATACTTAAAGGTATAGCACAGAAGTCATTGAAGTTAGGTGATGAAGCATTTAATTTCTATGACTTCAAAGATATAGAGAGTGCAACAACCTTCAAACAGTTCTATCGTAGGAACATAGATACTCTACCAGTGACACAAAATCAATTTGATGCTATAATAACTGAAGCAAATTATGCTTTCAGATTAAACATGTATATGTTTGATGAGTTGGCAGGTGATGTTGCTAAGTCAACTCTACAAATTATTCTAGGACTACTGGGAGATTTATTTTCTGAGATGATTGTTGCTAAGAGGTTTAGGTAATGCCCCTTTACGAATTTAGAAATAAAGAGACAGGTGAGGTCATCGAAAAACGTATGTCCTTTACTGTTCTCGATAAATATAAAGAGGACAACCCTCACTTAGAGCAATACCATGGTAATTTTCCTGGTGTTGTCGGAGATGCTCATGTAAGAGACAAGAGACCTGATGGTTTCAAAGACGTTCTTAAGAGTATTAAGAAAGCAAATCCTGGTTCAACTATCGACACCAACTTTACAAGTAACATCTAAATGCCACGTAGAAAGAAATCAACCCAACAATTTGATTTTGTAAACAGTTCCCCTAAGAAGATGAGACGTAAGAAACCAATCAACACAGAACAACTCACTGATATCAAACCATTAACTGATAATCAGAAGTTGGTCTTTGATGCTTACGAAAACGATAAGAATCTTTTCTTATATGGATGTGCTGGTACAGGTAAAACATTCATAGCAATGTACCTAGCACTTAAGGAAATACTTTCTAACAAGACAGCGTACGAGAAATTATATATCGTACGTTCTCTTGTACCTACAAGAGAGATTGGTTTCCTACCAGGAGATCATGAAGATAAATCAAACTTGTATCAGATTCCTTATCAGAACATGGTAAAATACATGTTCAAGATGCCAGATGATCCAGCATTTGAAATGCTATATGATAATCTAAAGGCACAGGAAACTATTTCTTTCTGGAGTACTTCATTCTTACGTGGTACTACTTTAGACAATGCTATAGTCATTGTTGATGAGTGTCAGAATTTAAATTTCCATGAGTTAGATTCAATCATGACTCGTGTTGGTAATGATTCTAAAATTATCTTTGCTGGTGACATAGCACAGACAGATTTAGTTAAGACCAATGAGAAGAATGGAATCCTTGACTTCATGAAGATACTTGAGGTCATGGATGAGTTCGCTAACATTGAATTCGATGTCAATGACATCGTTAGAAGTGGATTGATTCGCAACTACATCATTACTAAACTACAGTTAGGTCTTTAATGTTTAAACATGTTATTATGGAGATGTCTCTTGAAGACATCAGTGCTAAAACTATTAATGGTAAAAGAGTATATGAGATAGGGGATGAAAAGTATCCTTCTATTTCTACCATCTGTTCATTCAGGAGTAGGAAATCTATTGCTGCATGGAGAGCAAGAGTTGGTGATGCAGAAGCAAATAAGATCTCTAGACGTGCTACTACTGTAGGTACTACAGTTCATAGTATAACTGAGGACTATCTTAACAATGAATTAGACCTTGATAAGTATGCTGATAAGCACTTAGCTTTATTACTTTTTAAACAAGCGAAACCTATGCTTAATCGTATTGATAACATCCACTTCCAAGAAGCACCACTCTACAGTCATGAGTTTGCAATAGCAGGTAGAGTTGACTGTATAGCAGAGTTTGATGGTAAACTATCAATCATTGACTTCAAGACATCCTCTAAAGAAAAGAAAGAGGAATGGGTTGAAGGATACTTTGTTCAAGAGACAGGGTATGCTAAAATGTATGAGGAAAGGTCTGGTATTAAAGTCGAACAGATCGTTACTCTTATTACCTGCCAAACTGGGGACACTCAGGTTTTTGTAAAGAACCCTGATGATTATGTACCTCTGTTAAAAGATTATATCAGAGAGTATAAAGATGCCCAGTAAATCTAAAAACATTAATGAATTAATTGACGACACTTTTATGGACAAGAACAAATTCTCCATGACGATTGAGAACATCGTTAAAGATAGTAACAAATCTTTGAGTTACATTGATGCTATTGTTGACTTCTGTGAGTCCAAAGACATAGAAGTTGATTCAGTTACTAAGTTAATAGCACCAACTCTAAAGGAAAAGATTAAAGCAGAAGCTATTAAATTAAATTTCATAAAGAAGACAACTAAAGCAGTGTTACCTTTATGAATGCATTTGATTGTTATGTAATTTACTTAGCAATAAAAGCACACTTCACTAGAAAGAACTACGACTATTTTAAATACAATGGTAGAGTTCGAGCATCAAATGAAAAGTTTGTAGAAAGGTCAGACGTTTACTTCTTTGAGAAACTATCTAAGAAGTATTCTAAAAAAGAATTAGAGTCATACTTTGTATCTAACTTCTTATCTAACTCTAACCTATGGGTGGGAGATATGAATGAGAAGAACTTCCTTGATTGGAAGAAGAAGATACAAAGTATTTCTTATATGTTTCAAACTGATCTAGAAACTATTCTTGATAGGAGTGAGCATTTAGATAATGCTATGAGGTGTAGTAATGGATCACACTCTACACTATTAAAACTATATCTTGGTGATCATATAATGGTAGAAACTATGGTACTGTTAAATAGAATAACAGGTTTTGTTAAGAGATATGATACCATACTTAATGATTCTATTTGGATTAGGGTATCTACCATCTTGAAAAGATATGAT